GCAATTGATGGAACAAAGTTCGAGCAATCAATACCCGTCTGAGATGTCGCAGACCCCGCAGCAAGAACCTGAATGTCGTACCTGTAAAAGACTTCTTCTCCATGTTGATAAAACTCGCAAAAATCACTACCAAAGGCATTCCTTACAGCACCAATCAAACGCTTCTTCGTATACCCGCTTGGCATCGTTGGGCTGCTATTTGAAGTTGAAAACAAACCAGCAACAGTGTCTGTGCTTGGATTATAGATTAGCCAAATATAATACCAAGTATTGTCTGCTTCACTCCCAGTATCCAACCCATTTACCCCGCTTGCTGTAATGTCAACAGTAATTGGAGATGAAACTTCCATAACAACAGTTCCATCATCGCTTCCAACAAGACCAGAGTTGATATCTACCTGATAAGTCGGATTACTGGCATTGCTTTCAATTTCCAAATTTTGCAACAATCTCTTGGTCATTAATGTGGATACTTGGCTGGCTTTCAAAACATGACCCATTTTCTTTCTCCTATGCTTCGATGCCTACAAGCTGTGTTTCGTTCTCCATTGCTGCATATGATTGACCCAAAATCACCTCTTCCCAATCATGTACGATTTTCTTCACATCAAAATGCTCATTAACCGTTTTTACTGCTTCGTTAACAACGTTTGCACAAAGCTCAGAATCATCAAGAAACGCTGTTATTGCTCGATACCATTCATCCGTATTAGAAGCCAACACTCCATTTCTGCCACTGTCAATATGTTCTTTGTAAGGACTCACATTACTGGCAACACAAGGAATACCAGCAGCAGTATACTCCAACCATTTGATGTTTGATTTGGCTGCACTAAAGCTTTCGCTGGATAGCGGAGCCAAGGCAACCTCAGCCTTTGTCTCCTTAGTCATTGCCACATAAGTTTCAACTGCTTGAAATGGCTGAAATTCGATCCTTTGTTCCCACCACGGTTTTTCATCAGTAGCAAGAGTAGCTCTGATAATTTGTGGCATGTCACCATAAATAGCAAGACGAACATCCTTACGCTCTTGAAGAATCCTATCTACAGCATCAAAACATTCAAGCCAGTCACGACTATGGCTTCCACCACCCATCCATAGAATGCGTTTGAATTCATCATTGCTGCCTTGAAATTTAGCTGGATAGCCATCATCAAGATCAATCGCATTCGGAATTACTATCGTTGTTTCAGGGCATTTCAAACGCTCTTTTAGCACCTCACTTGTTGTAGTCACTGCATCACAAAGTCGCATAATACCCCATGCTGCTTTATGTTGATCCTTTTTCACAAAACGAGCAGCAGGGTTATCTACAGGAACATCAAAAATATCATCATCAATATCGTATACAACACGTCTACCATGTCTTTTCAATCTCTCGATGATATAGTATTCACGCCAATTGCAAAGTCGTTGGACAACAATGGTATCGTACTCCAAAAGAAAATCAAAAACCAATTCAGATTCCGTTATGTCAATGTACAGACTTTCTGCATCCATATAACGTGAAGGAACCAGCATTCTCCAATAACCACAACCACCTGTGTCTTTGACAAACAGTATCTTCTTCCGACCTCCAGCTTTATCGTTTACTATACGCTCAATCTTTTGCGTGGCTACTTTGTGCAACATCAAGCCAACTGAAAGCGTGTTAATCGACGACATCAAGCTTTTTTCTTTCACTTGCTCTTGAAAGAGCTCATCAGCTACTCGTCTGGCAATTTGGAAATCCTCATCACTGATGTGGTCGATATCATTATCCCAAATGATAGCAACCGCATCTCTATTCAGCTTATAGTTCTCAGCAATGTTAGCACCAGTAAGCAGCTTAACAACAATATACGGTAAACGCTTAATTCTTTGTTCTGGTGGCATTGGTGCCACCGTATGTTGAATTCTATCTTTTTCTTTTCTTTTATGTCGCTTCTTCCTACGCTTCTCCTCACGCTGTTTCGTTCTGCTACTCATTCATATTCTCCTTCCGCAAGGAAGTGAAACTGTGAACTAAACAATTCTGCGTCGTCTTGCAAAACCTCTGCCCATGCCACGACCCATACCCATGCCATAGCCTCTACCCATTCCATAGCCTCTACCCATACCACGAGGAATGCCATTACCACACGGCCCAAGACCCATTCCTTGCTGAACAGCGTTGTGGCGAGGACTACTACACATTCCCATTCCACGACCAGTCATTGGTCCTTGTCCTCTCGGTCCAGTTTTGTCAAAGTTCGGCATGATATTCTCCTTTCAACAAGGTTACTTTCCACCATAAGGAATTACATCAGAGTACGGATTGTCACGTTTCCACTGCATTATTCTATAGCAATTACAACAAACCCAACCGTATTCTGTTGGGTATTGTGGTTCGGAAACCTCAAAATACCTGAAACATAAACCACATGATTCCCTTAAAAATCTGTTTGCTCTAAGAATCTTCAACTCGCATACTCAGCTCACACCTACAAACAGACAAGCAAAGACACCCAATTATCCACAACCTACTATAGGTGGACAATTTGCTCTGTCTCTGTATTGTAGTAGTAATTTGGGTTGCCGTCAATGTCCATCAGATCATTTGGAATTTCACTTTCGTATCCAACCGTGACATCACAACCCGACATTGCGTCCCATCTTGCCCGTTCTGTTTCATCGACAAAGCCAGCTTCCTTCACTTTGTCACTGTCCAGCGTGTCATAACGTCCGTACCAAAGTGCCATGATTTCCTTCTCCTGTTTGTTAAAGGTTCATTGTAAAACTTTGAACGTAAACATTTGTACCATTTCCCGCATTGAACGGTGTCACCTGATAATAAAGATGTTTGGTTGAATCAGGCAATGGCGTTTTAACACTCGCAACAGCCTGTGGATAAACTGTTCCATTAGACTGTAACCAAGAACGGATATTGGTATTATCTGAACTCAAATTTGCAGTATACCATGCGCCAGCGGGAGAAGCCAGCGACCACCAGCATTCTACATCTACTCCCATCGAAGGAACATAATTTGTCAAAAGAATTTCGGTAAAAGTTGAAGCACTTCCAGAAGCCAAAACAACATAATAAGCATAATAAGAATACTCGTAATTTGTCTGATAAAAACTCAAAAGATTACTGCTTCCATCATTTCTCACAGCACTAATGAGACGCTTTGCTGTATACCCCGAAGGCATTGTTGGACTGGTACTGGAAGTTGAAAACAATCCTGCTACTGTATCCGTTGTTGGATTGTAAATCAGAAACAGATAGTACCAAGTCGATGATGCTTCACTTCCTGTATCCAGACCATTAGCACCCGAAGCCGTAATGTCAACCGTGATTGGACTGCTCACTTCCATAACAGCAGAACCGTCATCACTGTCAACAACACCGCTATTGATGTCTACTTGATAGGTCGGATTTGAAGCATTGGATTTGACTTCCAAGTGTTGCAATAATCTTTCGACCATCAAGCTTGCAATTTGATTAGCACTCAATTTATGCTGTGCCATTTTGGACTCCTATACGTTCAATCTAAATCCGTTGATGAAAATGTTTAAGTTCGAATTTGCATCTGATTGTAAATACCACATCGTAGGCGGCGAATTAGTTCCCAACGGCAAATCAATCTGCATTTCGTTAGCAAAATAATCTCCTGCCGCCGCATAACGATAACGAATCATAAAAGCATTTGTTGCTGTGCTACTCCATCCAATCCAAGCATACTTTGTAGTTCCACCTACTGGCCCCCACATTGCGTCTAACTCTACTTTAGCTGTTCGTGAAATATCACTCGGAATAAAATTAGCCAAGCTAACAGAAGTCCAAGATGTTGCAGTTCCTCCAGCCAAAGCAGTTTGAAGCCCAAGATAAAAAACATCTGCATCTTGTTGTAGAAAAGTTGCGAAGTCTCCACCAGAATCGTTATAAACAGCGCTTATCAACCGCTTCTTTGTATACCCACTTGGCATTGTCGGTGATGAAGCAGAAACAGAAAACAATCCAGCAATTGTATCTGTCGTTGGGTTGTAAATCAGATAGATATAATACCACGTTGAAACAGCTTCGGAACCAGTATCAAGACCATTAGCACCTGAAGCTGTAATGTCAACTGTGATGGGACTACTTACTTCAAGTATAACAGAACCATCATCCATTCCAACAAGACCACTATTAATGTCTACCTGATATGTTGGATTCGATGAGTTGGATTCGATTTCCAAATTTTGCAGAAATCTTTTCGTTTGCAAAGAAGCAATCTGTGAAGCATTGAATACTGTTGCGCTCATCTGCGTTCTCCTACAGTCTCAGCGTATAGCCTTTGACGTAAATCGAGCATCGGCAGTCTGAATCGCCCGTATAGTAATAGACACGCATTGTCGAATCGTAAAACATTCCTATGTCTGCTTCATTCGTCTGCCGAAAACGATACCACCACGAGCCAGCATACAAACCAGCCCGTGTATAATGATAAGTGCTTCCACTCAACCCTTCAAGATAAACTACACTGTTTCCGAAATCATTGTTCCAATTCGACATGAACAAAAGCCGAGCAGACTGACCATAAGTATCAGGAACATAATTACTTATATCAATCAAAGTCCTACTTGTACTTCCACCACCAGAAAGAACCGTTTGAGGGCCGGGATAAAACACCCGACAATTATACTGCTTGAAGTTCAAAAAATCAGCCGTAAAATAACGCAGCACACTCACAAGACGCTTTTTCGTATATCCAGAAGGCATCGTGGGAGCAGTATCGCTCAATGAAAAAAGTCCAGCAACCGTTCCATTCGTTGGATTCAAAATCAGAAATAAGTAGTACCACGTGTCGTTGCTCACTGAACCCGTATCCAGTGCGTTTGCTCCAGTTGTCGAAATATCCACATCAATGTTTGATGTGACTTCCATCAAAGCATCGCCGTCATCCGTTCCCACAATACCTTCCGTGATTCGAACGACATCCGTACTCAGATATTCTATACCAAGACAGTCTAACTTCCTCTTGGTGAGAAGTTGCTTGATGCGTTTAATGTCAACGGCTAACTCTGCCATTATAACCTCAATCGAAAAGCCTGAATCAGAGCATCACAATCCACTTCTGAATCAGACACGTAGTAATAAATCCGTGCTGTCGAATAGTAATTTGGCATCCATGCGCTTTGAGTACCACGTTCCATGAAAGACATTGGAGTTGCTACGTTGTCATAAGAAGCATACATCAGCATGTAACCGCTTCCACTCTCACATTCAATTTGCGCATTGCCTGTTCCATGAAAACTTGATGAAGTAGCATTGGCAAAAACCTGAAAAGCTTCAGCATATTCATCAGGAACATAATTCGAACAACTGATTTGAACACGGCTTGTTGAACTTCCATTACTCAAAACGCCAATATAGCCAGCATAATGGATTTCTTCATTCCATTGCGTAAAAGCAAGCAACGCCGTTGTTCTTCTTGTTGCGCCTATCCATCTTTTCTTCGTATAACCAGAAGGCATTGTTGGGCTGCTCTGACTTGTTGAAAGCAATCCAGCAACCGTATTTGTTGTCGGGTTGAAAATCAGAAACAGATAGTACCAAGTGTTGTCCGCTGGAGAACCTGTGTCCAATCCGTTTGCGCCTGAAGAAGTGATGTCTACATTCAAAGTAGACGTAACTTCCATCACTACATCGCCCTCATCAGAACCCACAACACCTGAATAGATGCTGACAACGCTTCCATCCGTGCTTTTGACACGAAGGCTGTTGACCTTTTTCAGCAAGGCAGACTGAACCCGTTCTGTAAGCACAACTGTTTCAGCCATTACAGACCTTTCAATTTGTATCCTGTGATGTAGATGTAACTGTCCGCACCACTGCCGCTATGATAGTAATAAAGCCTTGTTGGACTTGTATAATACATTGGCAATTCAAAATGGCATTCTTGACGGTATTGATAAACTGTGCTTGCAGTCTCATCCAAACCCATGTAAGCCCATTGATTTGTAGTTCCGCTCAATCCTTCTATGTAACCTACTCTGCTGGCTTCAATATTTGAACCAGTAAATTCTAATCGCCATCGAATGTCTGCACTAAAAGCTTCATCAGGAACATAATTACTCAGATTGATTTGTGTTCGTGACGTTGCGCTCCCTGCTGAAACAACCGTGTAATTTTGCGCAATATTCACATAGTTGTTATACTGCCGAAAGTACGGAAAAGCAGCCGTGTAGTAGCGCAACTTGCTCACTGCACGTTTCTTGACATATCCACTCGGCATTGTGGGGCTGGAAGCACTGAGCGAAAACAACCCTGCCACCGTCGTATAGTTGCTGATGATGTAGAGATAATACCAAGTATCATTTGCTGGAGAACCCGTATCCAATCCATTTGCGCCTGAAGTTGTAATGTCCACGTTTATAGTGGACGGAATCTCCATGATTTCTTCACCGTCATCAGAGCCAACAATGCCTTCACGAATATTGACGACACTGGTTCCGTTGCAATCGGCACGAAAACTCTGGAGCATTGTTTTTGTCAACAATGCGTCAATGCGTCCAGCTTTGATTTCAGTTTCAGGCATCTTGTTTGATGTCCTATAACTTCAATCTGAAGCCTATCACATACCACCACAATTGTCCATCAGAATTGCTGTGATAATAGTACACAGTCTGAGAAGTCATTGGCATATCCCAAACAGGAAAATGAGCGCGTGTAGTTGCGACCTCCTGATAAGTACTGAAATAGTTGAAACCAGTAAACCACCTGAAATACGTATAAACCGAGCCGCAACCCAACAATATGCGTAGAGTTTAACCAACGATGCAATTGATGGAACAAAGTTCGAGCAATCAATACCCGTCTGAGATGTCGCAGACCCCGCAGCAAGAACCTGAATGTCGTACCT